GAACCATCGGAAGAGTTGAAACAGGCAGCTATCAATAAAGTTTTAGAAAATTACCCGAGGTCGGAGTGTCCCATTGAGTTCACGAGGCCAGAGGTGTTTATCACACGTGAGCGTGTTAGACAAGTGATGGATGAAGTTAAAATGTCATCATCGCCTGGTTTTCCCGATTTTGTCCTTGGCAGGACGAAGGGTGAGCTTTTTGAAAAGAATGGTGAGTTGGTAGTAGATCTTGTGTTGGCAAGATTGTATCTCCTTTCCACTAAGGATGCTGGTAAGTTGAGCCCGCAAGAACTCGTTGATCAAGGATTTTGTGATCCTATCCGAATTTTTGTTAAAGACGAGCCACACCCTCAGGAAAAGTTGCGTAATGAGCGATACAGATTAATTTCCAGTGTCTCAGTTGTTGATGAGGTGATCGAAAGGTTGCTAAACAATAACCAAGATGCCGTTGAGATCGCAAATTGGCAGACATGCCCATCTAAACCCGGTTGCGGGGTGGACGATGACGTACAAGCAGCAACATTATTTAAATTTTTACAGGACTGGCTCAATGAGATGGACCAGAACGATGTTTCAGGATGGGATTGGAGCCTACGCAAGTGGCTCTTTGACCTATGTGCTGAGTGTCACATTTTGTTATGTGGCGCCTCGCCAAATTCTTCCTTTGTGAAGGTCCTTAGAAACAGAGTGCACTGCCTATGTAATTCGGTGTTCATCACTTCAGATGGCGACATGTATGTGTTGACTTATGAGGGGGTTATGAAGTCCGGGTCCAAGTGGACTTCAGGATGGAACTCCAAGATGAGAGTACTAGTAGCATACCTTTGTGGTTGTGAACGTGCAATCTCTTATGGGGATGATGCCGTAGTTAGTAGAGTAGAGAACCAAAAGGAAAAGATGTTAGAACTGGGTTTCAGATTAACAGATGAAGCGCCGTGTAAGAGTGATTCTTTCGAGTTTTGCTCCCACGAGGTCCGAGAGGACAAAGCGATTTTGTTAAATTGGAGGAAGACCGTTTACCACCATTTGCAGCAAGAGCATACAGATGAGTTGGAAAACGCATTATTCTTCTCGTTGAGACACAGTCCTAAGTTTGAGTACGTAAAAATTCTTGTCGAAATGAGCGGTTGGAAAACTGCTTAGGCCGCCTTAGGGCGGCCTCGAGCGAAAAGGGACTCGTTAAACTAGATAACTTAGGTTTGAATCCATAGGCAAGGGTTTGATTCGACGGTGCGGATAATCTCCGGAGAGGTGGGCCGGAGAAAATTTTAAATAATAATGACGCGAAAGAATAAAACAAAACAACAACAAAAGAGAG